ACAATGTCTAAACCGAGTTTTTAGTCTAGTCTTGTCTGACAAATAGAGTTGTAATGCCTCTCGGGCTTTTGCTTTTACCAAATCCTCACGGTAGCCATCTAACAATATTAAACGTGCCGTAATTTGATAACGGCGTTCTGTGGGCTTAATAACCTCGACCATATCGCAAAGTGGGCGTAGCCGTTCGGCACTAACGTGTTTTTTAATATCATCAAGTAATCGGGTATCCGGTAACCCTTTTTGGGTCAATACCGCAATTCTTACCAAGCCACCCCTAGGCGTAGAGATATTCACATCTGCAATATCTTGGGATACAGAGCGGACGTGGTAATCATATGCAGCGATAGAGCCACAGTTACTAAAGGCTTCCGGTGCGGCTAAAATTCGCTTACGGTAAGGTTCATCTTCTTCCTGCATCAACCCACCGCTCGTAATATCAATGTTTTCAACTGTTACTTTATAATTAGTTGCCAGTGCTGTTTTTAGTTTACTGACTCTTCCTGATTCCCAACCATTACCGATAACACCAACCTGATTACACTCTGCATCAATTTCCACATAGGTAATTAATGGAGTAATAACATCGTCATTGAGCGTTGAAAAGTATAGCTCGTCATTAATTGCCACCTGCGTTCCTTTAGGGATAACTATAGCTGTATGTTCACCACTTACTGAAAAGCGTAGTAAAGTACGGGCAGGTTTATCTCTAAGCCGATAACAACCAAAAGTTTCCCCGCACAAATCCAACGCAATCCCCGTCGCAAACTGCGGAAAGGTTTGTAAAAAGGCGTGATTAATGCCTTTGCGTAATAACTGCTCACGGTAAGCGTAGGTTTGAATAATGGAACGCTCAATATGTGCAGGTTGTAAGATTTTACCGGTGCGTTTTTCATAATCGGCAATCGCTTCGGCAAGTACGGTTTTTACATCGTCATCAATGATTTTAATCGCTTCTGTCATTGCCTATCCTTATACCGTTGTTCGGTAAATTTCACGATAAACATCATCGGTTAAGTGCCACATCACAGTAAAAATAAAATGCGGAGCTGAACCGTCCACCAATACTTCTTCAACCTCAATGCGTTTTTCCCATTTTTGCAAGGCGGTTGTAATTTCCCGTACAAAATTCGGGATAGCCACATCTTCAGGGTAGTCAATGTAGCGAAAGTGGTCAGAGCCAAATTCAGGGCGTAAAATATCCGTGCCTTTTTGGGTTGAAAGGATATTGACAATACAAAGATGAATATCATCAATACCTTGCACCACCTCAACTGTATCGGTTGAGGGTGCAAGTTGCCAGTGGGTTAATTGAATGGAAGTTTGTCTGTTCATAGCCCTGATGATACAGGGCTATCTTTAAAAGGGATTTTAAACTGGTTTAAAGAATTACTTATTAGGTTCAGGGCTACCGCCGTGTTTATGTGTGCCAAGCTCTACCGTGCCTTGTTTCACAACAGGAGCAGAGACTTCTTCGTCAGAGGTGATTTTACCGGTAGCGTGCAATGTGCCATTGACTACGGTGTTTGCATTAATCGTAGCCCCACCTTGAGCCGTTGCGGTTAAATGCCCGTTAGTCTTCACTACCACATCGCCGGTTTTGCGATTATGCGAAATCTCCGTGCCATTGCTGAATTTCTTAACCCACATATCGCTATCGGCAACCGGTGTCGGGTCTTGCTCGTTATAAATTGCCCCAAACACACAGCCACCTTCGCCTTGTGCATCAAGTAGCATTGCCACCAGCTCGCCCACATCGGGCAAACAGTAAAACTGATTGCCACCGGCGTTCGGGGTCAAAAACGACAGCCAAGCAGTTTCTAAATCTTCCAGCGCAGGGATTTTACACCGCACTTTGTGCGTTTTCGGATCAACAGCGGATACAATCCCTTCTTGATAAGTCGCCCCAAAATTATGCGTTTGCATTGCCAGCCTCCATACCTAATGTGATTAAATCATCGGCAATAAACTCCAACATTCTGACCTCAATATGAGTAGTATAACCACCGCTACGGCTAATCGTATGGCGTGATGATTTAATCAGATACTTGCCACTAAACACGCCAAAGTTACGCAATAAAATCGTTGCTCCGGCAACCAATTTAGGATTGCCGATAAGCTCAATATCACCAGCCGCCTGATCTTCATTTTGCGTAGCCAACGCAGCCTCACCCCGTGCATCAATCTGTTCTTGACTTTCGCCTCGTGTGATGATTTTCAGCGTATCTTCACTGGCTGATTTAGCTTGTTTTATATTCGGGCGTAAGGCTTTTGCCTTTTTGCGTTTTTTCACCACTTTTTTACCGCTTGTATCATAGCCGCTGATTTCCACTGCCTTTGCAGTGTCTTTAATCCGATCTCGCAAACGTAGGGAAATAGTATCCCGTTCTTCCAACATTAACACCGGCTCACTTTGCCCCAGTTCGCTTTTATCGGTAAAGACCAGCTGATTGCCCACGATTTTAAAGCTGTGATGATACTCTCGGGCAAGGCGTGCCAAAAACTCCACGTCCCGCTCTTGATATTGGGTGATCCGTTTAATCGGGATAGCCTTAATCTTACCGACTACCTTTAATTTCAGGTTATCTGCTACCTTTGCCACCACCTGAGCAAGAGTCGTATTCTCATAGGCTTTCGGTTTTAAAGTACGGTTGGCTTTGCTGATACCGGTGCTTAGAGCTTTTAAGTTAATAGTGGAAGGCTTATAACTATATTCCACTTCATCAATTTCAAACTCACCGATGTCCGTCAGAAATTCGCCCTGATAGCCAATCGCCGCTTTGAGCTTATCCCCCTGAGTCGGGAACCATTGGCGTATCCATTTGCCTTGAATGTCTTCAAATTCCACAGTGAGTTCGTCCGATTGACCTTCCAAATGGTCGATATAGGTCAGTTGCACCAAATGTGGCTCAATCTCGGCAGTGATATTGGTTTTTTCATAAAACAGTGAAAAATCGGGCTTCGGTACATTACGCATCACGCCCCCTTAGCCACGGTGGCATATTTTCATTATTCGTTGGCTTAACGTTAAGTACAGGGATATAAATTGTTACCCCTATCGGCAACACCTCGCAAAAACCGATATGCGGATTGGCATCAATAATTCGACCATATTCAAACGCATTGCCGTAGTATTGATAGCTCAAGTTATCCCAACGCTCACCCTGTTTGACGATATGTTTAAGCAACTGTGTCATTTTCTGCCTCCTCATCGGTACGCAGCACAATCCAAGCGGTCATTTTTGCCACCGGTTTTGCTAGATGGTCAAAGCTGTCTGTGACCTCTGTCAATGCACTCTCTGCCGGTGTAAACCAATTATCCCAGCTATTTGCCGAGGCATTACCCAAACTGCTTCGCATTGTTTGCAAACTCTGATAAATCTCGCCGATTTCCTCGCTAAAGACCACTGCTGCCGGTAGTTTCTCCTGCAAACCGCCCAAGGTCGCCGATGAGCCGGTCAAATTACCAAAATGCCCCAATGCCCCGTCTAAATTCGCTAATGCAGCGGGTAAATATGCCAATGCAGTTGCCGGGTCATTTTTCAACTGCCGAATAATCGCCACGGTATTTTGCACTTCGTCAACTAAGCGTTTGCCGCTGTTATAAAGCTCCACACCTCGGCTGACTGCTGTTTTGATTTGAGATAGGGTAGTTACCGCACCGCTTGGCAAAATAGAGCCAAGCAGTGAGCCACCACCAAAATTTAACGCCTCACCCAACACACCACCGTCATTATCGCCCACAAACTCTTTCAGGCTGATTTGCATTTCACGAGCGAGGGCATTGCCTCTGCCATCGGTGAACAATGTGGTCGATGAAATATCGACAATTACATAATCTCCCTTATAACGACTGCCCCAAATTAACGCCAATGCCGCTTGCTTCGCTTTGGCTTCAAGCAAGGCTTGATAACGGCTCTCTACACCGCCTATGGTATGGTGCAACCGAAGAGAAAAATTAAGTTCATTTAGCTTTTCGCCCATCGCTTGTAAACGAGGTTTGCCTTTTAGCACAGCGTGTTCGGCAAATTCGGCGGTATGTTGCTCGCTAAATTCAGTTAAATTCACCGGCTCAAAGGCAATATTGCCTAACATAAAATACATAAATCACTCCTAATAGGCTCTACGGCTTCGTTGGTCTAGCACACGATTGAGCAATTTCTCAAACTCATAAGCACTCATTTGCAACTGCTGCATAATTTGCGATTGAGCCTCTTGCGTAGCATTACCGTTTACATTGATTGTCGGGTTAAAGTTCACGACTATCTGCGGTGCTTGCGAGCTTTCCTGCTGTGTTACCGCATTTCGGTTGAGTGGTTCATAATTGCTAAAAATCGACGAATTTTGACCGCTTGCATTGGTCGCATTTGGGTTAAAATCAGGCGTTTTCAGGCTGCCTTGATTTAAGCCAAGCAGATTGCCGACAAAGTTTGCCCCGAATTTCACATCGTCCCAAAGTGAGCCAAAAAAGCCTTTTTGCTTACCTAAAATCGGTTGCAAAACAGGTTGAGTGAAACCCATAGCACCGCCATAGTTTAAGCTATCCAGCATTCCAACACCCAAACGAGAGGTCGCTTCTTTCGTCATCACATATTCGCCCTTATGCACAATACCGGCAGGGGTATATTTACCGCCTTGCCCGGTGAAACCACCGCTAGAGAACCCTGTATTGGCTGCCATATCTGCGGTTTTGCTGAGTTGTCCTGAGTGTTCTTTGCTGATGACTTGGGTAGCTACATTGCCAATTTTTGCCCCCATTTTATCCACATCATCGCCAAAGCCTAAAAAGCTCTTAATGCTTGCTACAACAGAGCTGACTTTTTGGCTAATACTGTCGAACATACCAAAAGCCGCAGACTTAATCCCATCCCATAAACCAGAGAACCAAGCTGTTGCTCCTCCCCATATTGTTTGGATATTTGTCCAAGCTACACTAAATAAGCTAGTAATCGTAGTCCATAACTGCCCGAAAAAAGTGGCTACACCATTCCACACAGAAGACACCCAGTCCGTCACGCCCGACCAAACACCTTTTACCCAAGTCCAAAATTGATTGAAGTAAGCGGTCACATTTTGCCAAAGATTTGCAAACCAAGGGGCAATGCTATCCCAATGGCTATAAATCAAGTAAGCACCCGCTGCGATTGCTCCAATGACTAAGACAATAGGATTGGTCATTGCTGCAATTTTGAGGGCGTTCATTGCCATAGTTACCGTTTGAATAACAAAAGAACCAGCTTGTAAAACGCCTCGTAAAATAACAAGTCCAGCAACCAAACCACCTA